GCTAAATCAAAAATTAGAGATGTCCGTCAGGAGTCTCAATCAATGAGTCTTAAGGATAGACTTAAAACAATCCCCAAAAGATTTGAGTTAATGTCTAAATCAATCAAGGAATATTATGATTATTACAAATTCATGCGACCAGAAACTGAAGATAATGTTAAAATATTGAAGGAGATAACAAATGTCAATTTTGTCACATTTTCTGAATATAACCAAAATAAAAGAAAATATAATCCTAACTACATTGATTTACAGCATGAAAGAGAAACCAATCCACATCATATCAGTCATTATGTAAGAAGTATAGCAGAAAATTCAAATATAACTGAAAATGTCAAAACATTTAATAATAGAGAAAATAAATTATTGATTGAAACAGATAGAACTATAATAGATGTCAATTCAACAAGAATACTTAATGCAGGATTAGACCCAATTATGATATTAAATAGAATGGACCATACAGATGATGATCGTATTACTAAGTGTAAAGCAGCAATACAGAGATTTCAGAATAAAATAAATGATTCTATAACAGAAGATGAAACAATGTTTATTGAAACACAGTTAAATCAATTTGAATATGATAAGAAATATAGGGATGAATATTATGATGAAGAATTACAGAAAGTAGTTAAAGAAAAACCAGAATATAAAGATATAATAACATTATTTGATCATGTTAAAGAACAAAGAGGTAGAGCATATCATGTAACAACTCAACAAACAAATTTACAACAAGCATTACAACAACTTCCAGCAGACAATGCAGACAAACCTTACCTCATAAATATGACAGATGTAATATATTATTTATCAAATCAGGATTTATATGACATAACTCGAAATTTACGTTCAGGAACAGTAATAGTAGGAACAGCACACATCCCCAAATACCTAGATACAAGTAAACACTTTATACAATACGGAACTAAAATAGAAGGAACAATACAAATATCTAGCAATCACATGAACTCAGATAATAAATTTTATGATTTTAAAGATTGTACAATGACTATGAAAATGGATGGAAATGATACTCTATATATACATGGATTGAGATATTTAGAATATTTACATTCAGACATGACATCAGATTTTATATTAAACACAGCAGTAGATGATAATTTTATACTAAAAGTAGTCCCTTTAGAAAAATATGATTCAGGAGCCACCTATTATGTAAGATTTAAAATAATTAAGATAGTTAATCCAACACCAGAGGAACTAATAATTGATCACTTTAACAATGAATACACAGGAAGTGTGCTTAAGAAATTTGCAAATGAATTCAGACAACAACCAAGATTACCCTTAGCTGGAATTATCTTTGATATGAAGCAAACTTTAATAGAATTAGGATTTCGTGTACCTGACAAAATAATGAACTCTGATGGCAAAACTACAGATATATTTTTGGCAAAGAAATTGAAGGTTAAACCAATACCAACTGAAAATTATATAAAAGAAGTATTCTTGAAGGATGGCAAATATTATTTTACCAAGACTGTGCATGATTTAAATAAAAGAATTCATAAAATTAGATTGCAAATATTAGATCAAAAACAACAAATAGCAGAGATTACATCAGTAGCATCACCAGAATTAATTAACAAACTAGTAAATAAAATGACCTTAATGGATAAATTGGATAATAAAAACTTAAAAGCATTAATAACCTATGTTAATACCCAAGAACCTAAATATAGCATACCAAAACAAGTAATACCTTTATTAGCAGAAGTAATAAATCAAACATTAACAACTGAGACACAACTTAACAGTTTATTAAGCTCAAGTTTAGTTTCCACACTCAACAATGTTAAAAATGGAGAATTTAAAATAGAAAAGTATGAAACACAAAAATTAACTACATGGCAGAAAATCAAACAGGCATTATTCCACATATATACAACTAATATAGAAGAAAAGGCTGAAACAAATCCTGCAACCCCTTTTCAATCAAGCCCACAAGGCTTCTAAAACAACAAACAGCAACAAACATGGTATGGAGTCCATGCCCTAATCAAAACTCCAACTATTTAGAAAAACTATGTGATTTCACTTACCTTTCAGACAATATTGAAGAACATGCAAAACCAAATAACACTTGTTGTATACATAATAAATCAAGTTACATATTAAATACACACCCCGGATTAACACAAATACCAATTAAGTACCTACCAGATGAAGATATTAAATTATTTGATAAATTTGTTGATAAATCATTATTAATGAAAGATGAATTCTACTACTACCGCACACCTACATATGGTTTCCCTAGATTATTAATAGATATTAAAGATAAAGATTTGAAAACAATATCACAGAAAGTACACCCAGAAGTTTATCAATATATTGATGAGTTAAAATTACCAAGAGAAATGAAGCATTGGTTTCACACCGTTAATGATATACCAGTAGCAATGATACCAGACACAACTCCTAAAAAGATAGGCTTTGAAAAGATTCTAGGAACAAAAATACATGATGAGAAGAAAGACGTTATGATGTATGGTAAGAATAAACAGACATTATTTGCAGCAGCTAAAAGACAGATAAAAACGGCACCATGTCCATCAGCAAAAATAGCAAAGGAATTTTTAGAATGGGCAACCAATACAATAGAAGCAGAGATAGGACCCTATCTAGATAGCTTTAGTTATAACTACAACCAATGGTATAATCATTTATCAGCACCTAAACAACTATTAATACAAGACATAGATAATTATCACCACCATTTAGATAGATTTTTAGATTTACCTAAGAAAAGACAAGAACAAGTATTATCACTACATTATGAGGCAATTGTAAAAGCAGAATTACAAGCAGCTGATGGCAAACCACGTATGGTATGTTCTATCCCACAGAGAATCAAATATGCAATGGGACCCATATGTTGGCAATTAGAGGAGATATGTACTAATCATTTAAGAGGTTACTGTGGAGGTAAGAATTTAACTGAAATGGCTCAAGACATAATGAAGTATTTACAGCAAGGTTTTACAAAAGTAGTAGAAGGAGATGGGTCAGCATTTGATAATTCACAGGATGTATTATTAAAAGGATTAGATCGATATATATATAATAGAATCAAAGATAAAGTATACCATGTACCCAAAGATGAGTTTGAATTAATCAGTAATCTACACTATAAAACTATGGATGTGAAGTATGTTAAGGATGGTAAGAAATACACTTATATGACATATAAAGTATTAGGAACAGTATTTTCAGGTGATTCAGATACTACATTAGCAAACACAATTAGAATGGCAATGTATAATAGATTTGCTAATGAAATGTTTGGATTACAATATGGTGTAGACTATATAGTGTTTTCAAAAGGAGATGATTTTTCAGTGTTGTACAAAGAGTCAATACCAAATTCACTAATAGATCAGATATATGATACATACTTCTTAACAAAACCAGAGTCAAATTTTAAAGTATTAGATACAAGAGTAGGAAAATTAGGACAAATATGTAAATTTTTAGAAAAAGGAGCAGCAAATTCATTTAAATTTTGTTCATTACGATCATGGTATACAGACCCATTAGACATGACTAAAGTAACATTAACAAGAAATCCACAAAAATTATATACTATAAGTCAATATGCAATTAAAACAAAAACAATGTCTAATATCAAGAAAGCTAAATACCTTATACAACAAGCAGTTGACTATGAAATGAATTATCCAGGAATAGAAGTCTTTGATATAATGGCACAAGCTTGTAGAAAACATGCACAGGCTTTATTACAAAATTCTCATAATACAGAAAAGAAAATGAAGATATATGAGCAAAAATTAATAGCTAAGAAGAAACGCTTGAATGAAAAAGAAATAGAATTTACTAATAGGACTGATATCAACAAAATACTATACCAGTTATTTGAGATTAAATCAAGACAAAAATTTGAGAATCTAATTTATTCAGACTATTGGGAAAATATGAAAGCAAAAGAAAATCAAAGATATGATGCAAATTCTAAGGAAGAAATAGACTATGTGAATGAACAAATTAATGCAGAATTTGACACAGAAGAACTCAAAACCCTTGTGGGCTTAATAAATTTTTAAAAATGAGCACTTTAAATAAATTAATCAATAACCAACCAAAAACACAAACAAATAATAAAAAGAAGAGAAAACCACGTGTCAAGGGAAAGAGATTACCTAACAATAGAAAAAGAAGAGCAAATATAATAAGAGGAAGGAAAATAGCAGCAGCTTCAGCACAGAACTTTGTAAAGAAATTTACAATGTTACGTCAAAATGGCAACTCTGTAAGAGTAACAGGTAGGGATTTAATTTACTCAATACCAGATGACCTCACTTCACCAATACAAGATACAAATGTAATAACAGTCATACCAGCAAATCCAGCATATTGGAAAGGTACTAGAATTGCAGCTTTAGCGTCAGGATATCAAAATTACAGACCAATATTATTCAAGATAACATATATTCCAATGTGCGCAGTAACACAACAAGGGAATGTAATAGGAGGAACAATATGGGATGATGGCATAGATAATGATAACTTGCAACAATCATTAAGAACTTCAAATGGAGGATTTATGACACAATGTTATGTACCACACACCACAAAAATTCGACCCAAGTCTAATTTACAATTCAACTTATATAGAATGGGTGGAGAATTCTCAACTACATCAAATCCATTTATATTTATAGCATTAGCAATAGGTTGCAAGAACACAGCAAATCAAAGAATAACACCAGGATATTTCTATGTAACATGGAGTTTTGAACTTAAAAATCCAATAGGAAGTATCAATAATTATAACAATTCAGGACTAACCACCTATGCACAACTGACTTCAGAGATGAATACTACATTAGTCAATATAGATCCATCATCAGATGTACCATTTGGCGCATACATTGATATAGAGCAAGGAGAAGAAGATCCAATAGCTATGTATAATGGAACACCAATAGAAATTAGTGAAAATACACCTATATGGGCATTCACCTCAGTCACGAGAACCTCAACTGCAAAAACAAATGCTAAGATGATAATTGAATATAATGGAGTAACTACAACATCATTCTTTTTAGAAAAAGAAGATCAACTTTATAAAGCATATTTAGAAGTGAAAGATGATTACTATGATATATATTACCCATCAATGACTTATGATCAACGATATTCTTTCAAGATAGCCAATTCAGATTCAGAAACCATATTATTAATTAGCAACATAAATCAAAATTTTGGAACTTTCATGGGCAATGAATATAAAGCAGTTAAACAGTATGATACACAATCATCAGTAGTCAGTGACATCCAAATCAGTTTCGCACATTATAAGGCAAATAAAGATAGCTATGTCACACAAATTATTAATAAAAAGAATAAAAGAAATATTAATAATATAACAATTAAAAAGGTAACTCTAACTAAGACACAGAATAACCAGATTATAGAGGAAGAGAAAATAGAAGATGAGAAAGAACAACAACATAATTCAGATGATGAAATAGAATCAGAGATACTACTTAAACACAAATCCAAGAGTAAGAAAAAGAAAATCAATAACAATAGCGAGTAATTCAGTTAATTAACTCAAATCTCAAACTACTTAAATTTAAGTTGGAGAAGGCAACTACTATTATTATTATTTATTTATTGACTGATCAAGGAATGGGCACAAAACAAAATAAAATAATAGCTTACATTCGGATTTCAGTCCAGGCAGTGTTGCAGTTTTACTGTACCTGTATCAACTAATTATTTATTTATTTTAAGATTGATCAAGGACTGGGCACAAAAACAAAATAAATTAAGCTTACAGTCGGATTTCAATCCAGGCGGTGCTGCGGCATCTAAGACCGTACCCGTAACCGTTGTCTGACCAACCTCTGGTTTGAGTATTGCTTTGGGGGGGATTGTTTTACAAAAATG